CATTTCATCAGTCATCGAACCAACCATCCTCTTCATCCATTTTAGCTAGAGCCATCAGGAACTTCTCTTTTAGTAGTGTACTCTGTACGCCTTGTGTAACTACCCTCCAAGAGATACAACCTAACTGCTGTGACCCCTCTGGCCTATCATCTATGAGCCAGATACCTAGATCGTCAGTCTCTAGTGTAAGGTTTAATAACGGGTCTTCATTATTGAAGTCTGTCATCTTATCCTCCATAGTAGTCAATCACACGGTCTAGTGCTGCTATGTCTAGGACAAGAGACTGCCAGTCCTCCATCTGAGTATCAGTTAGGTGATCTGTGCCACGGTCACCATCTAACCTCAACCGCATCTCAGCACAGGTCTCACGAGAGCTTCGCAGTGTAGCTAACACAACCTCGTTCATAATCTCCACGGCTGCGCTTGTTTGCAGTGCGTTCCTAATTATGTCAGGTACGTTCATTTGTTTTTCCTTAACTTTTACGGTGAATAAGTGTACTAATCTCCGCATTAGTATGGGTGTTTATCCTTTCCGTGTAAGCAGCCAATCACTGTAGTCTGCTGTACACATGAAGTCCTCAAGCACCCTCTCAATAGCCTCAAGAATGCTAGCATCATTATTGTCTAGGCATAAGTTATAGTACCTCATCAAAGACACAACAACTATTTCATCTTCGTAGTCATCTACGAGGTTGCGTAGCATCTTATCAAAGCGTGAGGTGATCTTACCTGCTGCATCACGTGTGGTTTTGTAGTCACTCATTGTGTTTCTCCCTTCGTATAAGCCTCGCATGTACTAGAAAAGTCAGACATAGCAATAGGTGCATTGTCGGGGTCGTGCCCCCACCACTCACGTGCTCCCTCTTGTTGTACCTTCCCGAAGTACCTGAAGCACTCCTTAACAGTACAGTCAGACTTACAGAAAGTTCTATCTTTGTAACATAAAGCCATTAAGCATCTCCTTTTGTTAGAGCATCCCACGACACTGGGTACAGCTCTTGCATGATAGTACTGATCTGATTGGCTACAACACGTGACTCATACTGAGTGTCTTCCTTGCACCGAAGGCGGCACATATCAGCAAAGGCATCCAGTGACCCACTCCAGTACCACTCAGTCATAGTAGACTGGGGCAGTACCATACGGGCTTGCTCAGGGGCTACACCTGCTTTGATTAGTGAGCTATATAACTTAAGGTCATCTTCTGGTTGAAAGGATACCCAGTCGGCTAGTGTCTCTTCTCCAAAGTTTCCTTTATATGAGCCTCCCGTAGGCTCTAGTGTGTCTAGGTCAACCACACCGGCACTACCTTGCTTCTTATCCTCACTACGCCCACGCCATACGTCAGGCACATAGAACTCAGGTTCATCATCTACGTAACGACGACTGATCTCATTCCAACGTAAAAACTTATGCTTCACTAGCTGCCGTGCTACAAAGATAGGAGCCTTGACATGGAAGGAAGCAAAGACATGACCAAAGGGTGACAGGTGTTTGTGTTTGGCTAGGTACTTGATGAGGCGCTTGTCACCATCCTTAAGGTGCCACACACCCATGTTGTCTTCGTCCATAGAGGAACTCTTACCAAACGATACCCGTGCTGCGTTAACTACGGACAGGTCGCTGCCCATGTGATCTACTAGAGTGCTGTTAATCTGTGTCATGGGACACCCCTGCTATAAAGTATGGGTGGAACCGTTAAGTCCCACCCTGTTGTGTCATTGACTAGTAGTTACCAGACCATCTCACGGTTACCAGAGCCACCCTCGTAGGGTACATGGTCTAGTACTGCGAGACCCTCAAGACGTACCACAGGGGACCGTCCACCAGTGTAGATGGAGACCTTAGCTGTAACCTTAGTGCCGTTACCTAGTTCACCATCAATGTCGAAGTCCCAAGGAGTAGAGGAACGTCCGTCAGTCCAGTTGAGAACCTTAGGGGCACCACCGAAGTCGTCGATCTTTGGGTGTTTGTTAGGACGCTTGAGTTTCATACCCATACGACCACCAGCTACCTCAAAGTTCTTGATCTGCTTGTGGCCCATAGCCTCCTGTGGAAAACCGGCATCAACCAACTTGGCCATGTCCTCATCAGTAGATGGGATGAACACACAGTTGTACTGACCCTGTGTAGCCTCGTGGAACTCTGACTTGTCTAGGTTCTGTGTAAACACACGGGCGTAGTAAACTTCACCAGTTGCTTCGACGTATTTAGTTTGGCTTGTAGACATGCGGAATCTCCTATGCAGTCTGTTAGTGGTGTTTGTTATATAAGGCCTGACCTAGTGTGTGTCAAGCCATGATCTACCTATATCAGTAGAACCTGCGAGGGGACACATGAGACCTAGCTCTACCCCTACACTCCCAATTGACTTACGTTGTAAGTAACCCAACCTTTCTGCTGCGTCCAGTGAACCAGCAACCTCTGTCTGCCACTCATCGTGGGGCCAAGTAACAAGTTTGAAGTCTATCTTCTCCTTGCGAGCCATGTAAACCCACTCACGTGTAGCATGCTTCATGATAGTGGACTCACCATTCTGTAGCATACCTGCTAGTGTGTGGTGTTCACTCGGTGTCTTAACCTTACGCCCATCGTAGCCACGGAAGTAGCCACGGCGTGCAATAGATGGGATGATGGAGGTCTTGAGCTTCTTCAAGCCTGAGATACTGTCCATGAAGTTAGCTACAGCCACGTTAGCCTGACCCATATTAGTCTGTAGGATTTGACTAATCTTGAGGGTACCAGCACCTAGGAGGAAGGCATAGATGAATGTCTTTGCCATGTCCCGTGTTATGTGGCTTAGGCCTAGGGCCTTGCGGTTAAGGTTGTGAATGTCCGTCCCATCCTCCTTCTTTCCTGTGATAATAGCATCCACATAGTCCTGACTTTCCATAAGGTCAGCAAGGATACGTAGCTGGATACCCTCGGCATCGGTACCTACTAGGTAGTTACCATTCTCTACTCCCCACAGACCACGGAGTGGTCCGTCGTACCGAGCCTTAACATCCTCGACTGGTGTCTTCGGTGTGCCGTGGAAGGCAGAGGGTACGTTAGCCTGATTAGGTGCAGAGTGTGACAGACGCCCAGTCCATGCACCAATGTGGGTAAACCTACCGTGAATACGTCCGTCTTCCTTAACACAGCCAAGCCACTCAGCAAGACTAGACCGACGACCCTCAAGGGTCAACCACTCAGCCAAGGCTTTAGCGCCCTCAGGTGCATCCTCCGGTAGGGTGTTGAGGTTAGTCTCGTTGCACTGCCAGCCGTAGAACTTAAACTTCTCCGCCCTCTCAGGGTTGTCCTCCTTGTTACGTAGGAAGTCTAAGTGTCCCTTGGTCTTGTCTACAGGGTTCCAGCCTGACTCCCACAGGCGTTCAATACGTTGGGGCGTAGAGGATGGCTTGAAGTCTACAAAGTCGTAACACACGAGGTCATCACCCACCTTCTGTGTACGTTGGTACTTCTGTAGTGCGTCAGTTACATTCTTGTAGGGTGTCCCGTCAGACTTGAGGCGGTACTGTATACGGTTCACTTCCTTCAACTGAGGAGGGAATACTAACTGAAACCCTTGGTTTAGTTCCTCCATCCTACCCTCAATCTCCTTGAGATATACCTCAGCCCTAGCCTTATCAAACTTGAAACCGTTAGCTGTCATTTCCTCACAGATAATCTGGATATCATGCTCCATACGCAGAGCCTTGGCCCAGTCCTTATCAAAGATCACTGACTTAAACTTCTTGAATAACTTGACGGTGACCTCAACGTCCTGCTGACAGTAGTCAATCATCTCCTGTGTCAGACCGCCCTCGAAGTCTTTGAAGTCTCCCTTGTACAGACCGAGACGAATACCCCACTGCTTAAGTGAGTGACCACCCTTGATGTTGTAGTCTACTAGACGGGAGATAATGAGTGTGTCTACTACACAACTTACATTGATAACAGTCTCACCCAGTATTCTGTTAACAACGGGAACGTCAAAGCCAATGCCGTTGTGAAAGACAAACTTGTCTACACCCTTACAGAACTCAATGAACCTAGCTGCCTCACTGGAGTTAGTGTCTAGACTAGTGAAGGTCTCCTTCTCTCCTGTGTTTACGTCTTGGGTGCAGACAACCCAGATGCGCTGGGCATCCAAGCTGTCTGTCTCTATGTCCATCGCTACAATCTTCACTTACCTAACTCTCCTATCCAGTGTGCCACACTATCACATGGACTATCGTGACTAGGCAAACCTGTCAAACTTTTCCTTGAGGGTGAAGCTGTCTCCGTCGAAGGTGAGTGATCCTGCATGTCCTGTTGTACCTGCGGGTCTGTTCTTTGTGACGAGCAGCTTGGTTGTGTTACGATCATCATCGTCCTCCGACATCTTATCACGTTCAAGTTTGACTACAACACTAGCACGTTTACCAATAGTGCGGCAGTCCCTGATCTGTCCGTCGTCATTCTCGTGAGCAATCGTTACGATACCTACGTTCAACTCAGCAGACATACGGGATAGCTGTACGGACAGGGCAGACAGCCACTTCTCAATGCTCTCGTCACCCTGACGGGAGTAGGCCAAGTCTTGGATGGGTTCAAAGAACACATACTTGACACCACATGCCTGACTAAAGTAGCGGATACGATTTAGTATTTCCATTGGGTCTTCGTCTACCCCAATGGTAAACTGGTACAGGTTCTCACCCTCAGTCAACTCAATAAGGGCTTGGTCTACCTCGTCACTCATGTTGGCCTCGTCAATCAAGTCCTTGCGTGTGAGGTTCTTACCTAGCTTGTAGGACACCAGACCTAAGAGGCCCCTCTTCTTTGTCTCCTCAAGGTGGCAGATAGCTATAGGTACATCCTTGTGGTTAGACAGGAAGTGGTACTCCAAGTACCTCATGAACTCAGTCTTACCAATACCCTCAGGTGCTTGGAACACAGTCAGGTGCCCCTGCATCAGGCCCAGCGCCACCTCGTCGAAGGCAGAGATACCAGTGGGTAGGTACATGGCATCATCCTCCTCGTGGAGGATACCTAGGAATTGTTCTGGTGTGTTCCACACGTTCTGTGGGGTGTACTTCTTGGCGTTGTAGAAGGCAGACCGATAGCCCTGCCCTGCACCAGCAACAAGGAACTCATTGGCATCCTTGTACTTGTCGTGAGGGATACGATAGACCTTGTTAGGAAACAGGTTAGCTATCTTGTCTGCTGCACCATTGCCTGCATCGTCGTTGTCCAGCGAGAGGATGATCTTATCAAAGCTATCCAGCCACGTCTTGGCATCACCCTGCCACAACTTCTTGTTGGGTGAGGCTGACGGTAGGGAGACTACAGGGTACTTCTTCTCAAGCATCTGGAAGGCAGACAGTGCATCCACTTCACCCTCAGTCAGGACTACAACACGACTAGACCCTGCGTTAAACTTATCCATGCCGAATAGCTCGTCACCACGGAAGCCATCAGCAGTGTGGAATGACTTGGGTAGTGTACGTACCTTACACCCACCAGAAGGGTAAACGTACACCTGCTTCTTAAGTTCACCACTCTCACTCACCATAGTCTTAACACCATAGAAGTTCATAGTGTCCTCACGCACCCCTCGGTGTGGTCGAGTCTCTGCTACTAGGGTCTCAGTAGTCGTGTTACTAGGTGCTACACCCATACTAGTCTCTCCTTCTTTCTCAGGTAGTGGGTACTCCTGTCGTGCCCACTCGTTTAACTTCATCCCACGTCTTGGGTATCCTCGACTACATGCAAAACAGAAGCCAGTCATCTTCTGTGTGTTGTATGCGAAGGCATCACTACTACCACAATCCTCAAAGGGACATGGTTGGTGCTTACGTTCAGGGTCTACGTCCATAGTGTGTATGTATCCTATAGGTATATACTTAGGGGGCAGCGGACAGGCTGAGTATACAGCCATTATCAAATCCGTCAATCCCCTTTCTTCATTCTTTCTACAAAAAGGTAGGAACCTAGTACCACTAAGTCCCACCGTATGAACACCAAGAGTAGGGTCAGGGATAGGATAGTGTCAAGCACTACTGGTACACCTCGTCTGGGTAGTTCTCCATGACCCATGCAATAACCGTCATGCGGTCCTCATAGCTAAGGTCTACGGGTGTACCATCCCAGTCTGTACCTGCATCTACGTCAAACTTTGGGTCAAGCCCGAAGTCTACACTGCCGGGCTTTACTAGGGTTACTGTGACTTCAATGCCACCAATCTCAACAAGGTACATGTGTTAGTCCTTTTCTTCAATCAATACATACCGTGTGTAGCGCTGGCCAGACACAGGGTGCTTACCCTTGATGCCTGTGATAGTATAGCCCAGCTTGCGTAGCTCACTGATTCGCTTAGTGAAGGACTGGATAGAGTAGTCGATCAGTGCCTCACGTACTGTTAAGCCCTTAGTGGCACGCAGGTGTTGCAGGATCAGGGTGTGTTGTGTGTTGTTAGTCATAGTGTTTCCTCTCTCTCTCTATAAAACTTAATTGTGCAGTGCATCCAAGATCATCTTGTGTTGCTTCACGTGATCCGCACGTTCATTAGGTGACATACTGTCCAGAATCTCCTGATCAGTGTCAAACCAATATGCTAGCTTGTGTAGTACCATCTCTAGGTGGTTGATACGTACCAGTGCTGCGTTTGCAGTGGTCGAGGGTGCCATACATGCCATGTCCCTCAGGTTAGACTTCAATTGTTCACGATCCATGTGCCTTATCCCTCAAACTTTGCTTTAACTTGCTCTACTTGTTCAGGTGTTAGCTGCATTGCTATACCCTCCGCAAGCTCTGTTGCTTGGATTGCCTTAGCCTCTGTTGGTGCTGTTATAGCTAACTCAATAGCTAATTCAAAAGCCTCTATAAATGTCATAACCTTACCCCTCCATCAATACACGTTTAACATCTGCCTTAGTGCGTCCAGATAGGGCGCTTATCTCATGCAGTGTTGCGTTCCAGTGTGTGTCAAAATAGTCACGCACCATGTCATCTGTCCATTTAGCAAACATCTGCTGTTCCTCTCTCTTTTATGTTATGCCGTGCTCACGACGCCATGTTGTCCACGTGATAGCCTGCAACACATGTGGCTTCACCTTCACACGGTGTGCAGCACGTAGGTATGCAGCCTGCATCTCACGGTACTGTTTCTTGCCCATGTTAGTCTTATCATCAGTCAAACCGTAACGCTTACCTAGGGCAATGTTGAGTGCGTGACCATCAATAGTGACTTCATCCAATCCAAGGATGTTAGAGTAGAAACTACGAATCTTCTGGCCATTTAGGCGAACAAGAATGTCGTTGTCGTCATCCAGTTCATCCACGAGGATAGACCATGCCTTGTCCTTCATTGTGTTGTAGCAGGACACTTTGAAGTCAGACAAACAGTCACCCTCGGCCCATGCCTTACACATAGTGTCAGCATCCTTGACGTTACGCACCCACTTGTTGTTCGGTG